GTCGCCGCAAGTATCCACCAACCCGAAGAAGAAATCGGCAATACTGAACAAGAGACCCCACAAGAGGAGACACCAGCAATGGAAAACGCACCAGTCGTCGAGGCCGCCGCAGTTGAGGCCGCGATCCCAACCGCACCAATCCCGGCACAGCCCAAGCGCAAGTACGACCTGCCAACCGCAGGCGAATACCTTGCCGCAATGCACATCGGTGGCGAAACGTTCCGCAACGTCGCAGCAGCCGCCCGCGACTTCGCACTTTCGCGCCAGTCAGCACTTCAGGCAGCCGCAGGTGACACCCTCACCACCGACACGCCTGGTTTGCTCCCAGTCCCAGTTCTCGGCCCTGTGTTTCAGGATCTGAACTACATCCGCCCAGTCGTCGCAGCAATCGGCGCCCGCGCCATGCCGGACGGTGGCAACCAAAAGACGTTCATCCGCCCAACGTGGACGACGCACCCGTCGGTCGCAACCCAGTCAACCGAATTGACGGGCGCATCGGCCACCACCCCGGTCATCGCATCCAACGTCATCAGCAAGACCACCCTCGCGGGACAGGTCACGCTGTCCGTGCAGGACGTCGACTTCACCAGCCCGGCCGCAATGGAAATCATTCTCCGCGACCTCGCAGGCCAGTACCTGCTCGCATCCGACAACATCGCCGCAGACGCGATCACCTCGGGCGCATCAGCATCGGGATCCACCTGGACGTACAACACCACCGACCCGTCAACGCTCAGCGCCGCGATCTACGACGCAGCCGTCGACATCCTCACCGCCAGCAACTTCCTGCCTGACCACATCTTCGTGGCCCCAGGCGTGTGGAAGCTCCTCGGTCAGCAGCTCGACGCAGACAAGCGCCCAGTATTCCCATACGCAGGCGCCGCAGGTCTCATGGGCGTCAACGCAATGGGCAGCGCAAACGTCACGCAGCTCAACACGTTCAACCCATTCGGCCTCAACCTCGTCGCAGACCGCAACTTCGCGGCCAACACCATGGTCGTCGCCAAGGGCTCCGCAATCGAGTTCTACGAGCAAGTACGCGGCCTCATGTCGGTCGAGGTGCCAAGCACGCTTGGACGCACGTTCTCGTACTACGGCTACGTCGCAACGTTCATTGCCGACAGCGACCTCGTCAAGTCCATCACCGTCAGCCCGTGATCTGAAAGGTAGGCCCACAAAATGGCCACCTACACGGTCACACACAAGTACCTACTGGACGATTACGCCGTCCTACAACTCCTCACACCCTCAGAGGTAGTTGTAGGCGGCGCGATCACCGTCACAGGCGTCGACGCAACGTTCAACGGCTCATACACCGTTTACGCGCTTCCGCAATACCTGTACCTCGGCATCGACACCGAGGGCGACCTTATGTACGACTACCAGGTACCGATCCAAAACCAGGTGCTGTACGCCAAGACCGCCGACAACGTCGAGCGCGTCGCATCCACCGGGTCGCTCGCATACACACCCGTCTGCACATGGATCACCGCAACCAACATTGAAGATTGGCTAGGTATCGGCACCGCAACCGCAGGGGACGCAGCATTCTTGACGCAATGCGCCGCAGCTGCCAACCAATTCTGTTACCGACGCCGACAGGAAGCCGGATACATTGACAGCGTCAGCACCAGCCCATCAAGCGACGTCACGCTAGGCACAATCATGTACGGCGGCGCCCTGTACCGTCAGCGCGGATCCATGGATCAGTTCGCATCGTTTGATGGCATGGCAACCGCCCCAGTCGTCGGCCTGTCTGGCATGGTGAAGCAGCTGTTGGGGATTGACCGCCCACAGGTGGCCTAATGCCCGTACCCGCATACACCGACCTATTCAACGAAGCGATCGACGACCTGACCGCCACGTTACAAACGATTACTGGGCTACAAGTCGTCAACGATCCAAGAAACATCGTCCCGCCATGCGCGTTCATTGACGCCCCATCGTGGGAAAGCTGGAACTACAACATCGTCAAACTGACGTTCCCCGTCAAGGTGCTGACGCTCGGCCCAGCCAATCTGGATGCTCAGCGATCCCTGCTCAACATTTGCGCCATGCTGTTAGCCAAAAACGTGGCTGTCACCGGGGGCCGTCCAACCGTGATCGATATTGGCGGCTCAATCCTGCCTGCCTACGATCTCACCGTCACCATGCAAGCCCAAACCAGCTAGGAGACCTCATGTACATCATCGTCAGCCCCCGCCTCGGAACACCAGGCGACAAGTTTGAGCCAGCCGACGGCATCAACGTGCAAGCACTCATCGACGGTGGCCTCATATCCACCGACAAACCAAAGAAGTCGTCTAAAGTCAAAGAAGCACCAGAGGAGAACTAAGCCATGGCAACCAGCGTCTATCTGTCAAACCCAAGCGTCACGATCAACAGCGTCGATCTCAGCGACCAATGCACCGCCGCAACCATCACCTACACCGTTGAGGCGCTGGAAAACACCGCATTCGGATCAACCGCCCGCACCTACACGAGCGGCCTCGCCAACAACAGCGTCACCGTCACCCTGTACCAGTCTTACGCAGGATCGGAAACCGAAGCGTCGATCTACAGCTTGGTCGGCACAACCACCACGCTCGTGCTGAAGCCAGCGTCGGGCGCGGTCTCGTCAACCAACCCGTCCTACACGCTTACCGGGGCATACTTGGAAAGCCACACCCCAATCAACGCATCGCTCGGCGAACTCTCAACGATCGACCTGACGTTCACGGGTGGCACGCTCGCAAAGGCCACCGTCTAGCCATGTTCTCGCCAGCCCAATCGGGCGGCGCTGAAAACAACCAAAGCAAGCCCGCGCTGGCGGAGCCTTGCCCGACGAAAGGTAACTAATGCGCGTCAAACTCAAAATCGACCTCAAAGACGGGCGCGCGCCACGCACCATGGTCACAAACATGCTCGCCATTGTTGAATGGGAAAAAACCGAAAACCGCCGATCCGCAGACGGCAAAGGCATCGGCTTTGTCGACATGTGCTGCTGGGCGTACATCCTGTGCAAGCTCGCTGGCGACAAAGTGCCCGCAACGTGGCGTGAATGGGTCGCTGAACACCCGGACATGGAAATCACCCCGATCGAGGAAACCACCGATGAAACCCCTACCATCGCGGCACCTGGCGACGCTCCCTCGCTGAGGTCTTAGTTATGACGGGCTACTGGCCGCCGCAAGTGGAGTTTGACACCCGCGATCTTACGACCGTGTTTTATGTGCTTGAACAGCAACAGCAACAGGCAAAGCGGGGCCGCTAATGGCAACCGTTGAGGTGATTGGCGTCAAGCAAATGTTGCAAGACCTTAGGCAGATTGACCCTGAGGCCCGCAAGCAATTTGCCAAGGACGCCAAGCAGATTGCTAGCCCGATCGTGCTTGAGGCGCAGAGCCGTTACCCGGCACAAGCGTTGTCGGGTATGCGGTATCGCTGGACGCAGAACGGGCGTCAGCTGTTGCCGTGGGATCAGCGTAAAGCTCGACATGGCGTACAGGTCAAAGTTGATGCTGGACGCAAAAAAGACGGCGTTGTTACGATCATTCAGAAAAACCCGGCAGCGTCGATCTATGACATTGCGGGCCGTGGCAATTCAAACCGCCTGGGTGATGCGCTGACCGCATTTGCTGGTAACCCGTCGCGCGTTATGTGGCCATCAGCCGAAGCGCACATTACCGATGTGCAGGACGAAATGACCAAAGCGCTTGAACAGGTCGCCGCCGAGATAAATCGTAGAATTGCAACCATATGAGTATTCGCATACCCATCATCAGCGAGTTCGACGACAAGGGTATTGCGCGCGCCAAGAAAGAATTTGCCAGCCTCGAAACGACCTCGGAAAAAATTGGCTATGGCATGGAAAAAGCGTTTGTGCCTGCGATCGCAGCTGCGGGCGCACTTGCTGCCGGTCTTGGCATGGCTGCCAAAGCAGCCGCCGAAGATGAAGCCGCACAAGCCGCGTTAGCCGTACAGCTCCAAAACTCGACAGGTGCCGGGCAAGAACAAATTGCCGAAGTTGAAAAAGCAATCAGCGCAATGTCACGCCAAGCCGCGGTCGCCGACGACGTACTGCGCCCCGCGTTCGCTGCACTTGTTCGTGGCACAAAAGACATAAACGAAGCACAATCCCAAATGTCGCTCGTGCTTGACATCAGCCGCGCAACTGGGATCGACGCAACCACCGTTGCTGACAGCCTCGCCAAAGCGTATGAAGGCAACTACAAAGCCCTGCGATCGCTCACCCCTGAAATGGCGAACCTCATACGTGAGGGTGCCGACATGGAAACCATTATCAGCGTGTTGGGTGGCACGTTCGGTGGCGCAAACCAAGCGTTCACCGAAACCGCCGAGGGCGGCATGGCCAAAATGCAAATCGCGTTTGCCGAAATGCAAGAAAGCATCGGCGCCGCCGTCCTGCCATTGCTCGAACGCTTGGTACCGATCATCACAAAGATGGCGCAAGCCGTCGAAGAAAACGCCGACGTCGTCATCATCCTGGCTGGCGTCATCGGCACCCTGTCGGCCGCCATAATCGCCTACAACGTGGCGATCAAGACCGCCGCGTTTTTGCAGACTGCGTTCAACATCACGCTGGCCGCCAACCCGATCGGCTTGGTAGTCGCTGCAATCGTGCTAC